GAAGGGCCCCCGCTAAGGGGCCCTTCCGGCGCAGTGCAACTCTTACTCACCTATGGTCAGATGTAGTAATACATCTGATTGTTGGTGAGTATCTGGGGGAGTACCCCCATGAACCATAAGGAGGGCCGTGTTGCCGTGATTACCTATTACGCGTAAAACGCGTAGCAAAGTCCACCCACTGGGTGTGGGTCGGGAGCTGAAGAAGTGGTACAAGATACCGTGTTTTAACCCGGCATCTGTACCTTGGCCGGCCGAAAGGTCGACCTTTTCTTACAGCTCAATCACGGAGAGTCAGGTAACTGACTCGGAGGTGCATCCTTGGAGATCCCGTAAAGTAGGATCTTTAAAGGATATCGGTGGTGACTTCTTCACTCAGAGGAAGTACCCCGTCCTCAGACCAGTCAATGGCAGTTATGTCACTGATACTGGCTGGGATGACTGCCAGAGTCTCCTCACGCGTTGGAACGGGCCAATCTGGCCCGGTACCTTGCGTGGGGTGATTCCACCCTATCCACCGGCGATGAATTCGTCGGTGTCCGAGTTAGATCAACTCGGGGCGAAAGCGATAGCAGTCTGTGCACCTGGTAAACCTTCCGTGTCCTTACCGAACATGTTCGGTGAGCTTCTGCGTGATGGTATTCCACATCGTGTAGGAGCAAACCTGGAAGAGACGACCCTGAACGCTCGAAAGAGCATTCAGGATCAACTCGCCGCCGGCAAATCTGTCGGTGAAGAGTATCTCAACCTCTTGTTTGGCTGGACTCCGCTTATGAGCGATCTTAAAAAGTTCGCTCAGGGTGCGGTCGAGGCGTACGAACATCTTGCTCAGTATGAGCGAGATGCCGGGCGCCCTGTTCGCAGAAGGCTTAACCTTCCAACACGGCAAGAGGTCTTGTCGGTGTCTGAAACCTCGCCAGCCTCCGGTGGCTTTTATAGCCAACGGGACTATCCGGGGAATAAGACGGCCGCAGGACTTGACAAGACGTGCGTTACTGTGAGAACTATTACACAGCAGCGTTGGTTCTCAGGAGCGTTTATCTATTTTCTACCCTCCGGTTATGACTCCCGGAGTGCATTAGATGGATTGACGCTCTATGCCCGAGAAATTTTGGGCCTGGAACTAACTCCAGAAGTTATCTGGAATCTCACGCCTTGGACCTGGGCTGTTGACTGGTTCTCGAATTTCGGCGATGTCTTCTCAACATTGTCGAGAGTAACTGGTGAGCAGCTTGTTGTGCTGTATGGGTACATGATGGAACATACCATCGTTAAAGATACCTATACAAAGAAGAACCCAGGGAATGTTTTCCTGGGAACTCCTTCCGGTGTCGGCTCCTTGGATCTCATAACTGAGACCAAGATGCGTCGCCGGGCCAACCCTTTTGGTTTTGGACTGACCTGGGACGGTTTGTCTCCGTACCAGTTGTCCGTTCTGGCTGCCCTCGGTATTACGCGAGGAAGTCAGAAAGGGTTGTAGCTGTACCGTAACGCCAATGGAGGTCGAGAACCGACCTCTAGGAGTGATGCCTATGGCACTAACCGATCCCCAAACCGTCACGATTTCCGGTACGACGACTTCGCTCCCACGCGTAAGCGTGGATGAGACGGAGTCGGAGTATCTGAGCTCGGACGGCTTGATCAAGCTTCTCGCGTCCCATTCCTATGGGAAGAGGACGCGTCGCTTGGTCCGGATCGACCATGCGAAGATGACGACTGACCCCTTTAGGCCAGCAGATAACGTCAAGGTCGGAATGGCCGTTTACACGGTCTTCGACTTGCCGCCTGCTGGCTATACGGGGGCAGAAGCCTTGGCCGTTTGGACGGGCTTTAACACCCAGCTAACGGCCGCTTCGAATGCGGTCGTCACCAAGATTCTTGGTGGCGAGTCGTAGTGGCGAGAATGATGGTCCGTCGGATGACAACTCCGGGCTGGAAGGTCCGGAAGTATCACCGGTGGTCCACCGTTCTGAACATCCTCAGTCAGATGATGGGGCGGAAGTCACGGTTCACCTAAAGGTCGGTTATAAGACCGTCCTCTTGGTAGTCGTGGTTTTCGACTTCATTCATCTGTCCTTGAGGGAGCTGGTTAACTCTAGCTTTGTCGAGCAACTGCTCGTCGGGCTTGGAGTCAGCTTGTCGTAAGACATGTTCGTGTCTCGCAAGAGACATTGCTCCATGGTGTCTTGCCGTAAAGGCAACTTTATAACAACGACTCGGGGAACTTCCCTCGAGAAAGGAGTACCAGTAAAATGGCACCACCGACCTCTAGGGAATACGTTCCCAGAGCACTGAGAGAGGCCATGAAAGCGGTCCGCTTGGCTAACGCCAGCGAGCACGCCCTTGGCACCTCTTCGTTCCGCTACATCATCACTAACCACATCCACGAAGCGTTGGAGGTGGATCGCGAGATCCACATCCTCGACTCGTTGGATGGGGAAGTGATAGGTGTGGCGGAGTTGTTGGAAAGGTTGCCGGAAGACTTGCGAAAGCTTGTCTTCTACGGCTAGACCTTAGTTGCGAGTGACATTAGCGGACTTAGATGGTGCACCCCCTCAGTGACCCACTTCCCCTGCCCCGGATATTAGCCGGGATGGGGGGGTGGGTAGAGGGAGCTAACCGTCTGAGTGCGACTTTATGTCGCTTCAGTCCGTAGGCTATGGATCCTGAACCTTCGATAGAGGAGGTTACCTCTTGTTAACAAGGGGACAGGTGAAAAGCCTGACGTCACTCTGGTCCATGCTAGCCGAGGAATCAGCTAGCAGATGTTGCACTAGCGCCATTCGTGACATTAATACCGTCACGAGTCGTGTCGAACATGAGGGGTTGTCGTTTTTAACGATAACCCTGCCCGAACTTGGAAAGTCAGCCCAAAGCTGGCTTGATCAAGGTAAGGCCGGTATCCACCCCGCGTTCAGTAATGAACGTGGGGGAAGTCTCCCCCGATTTCTCGGAGGTTTCTTCAACCGTGTGTTCGACCGGAGTAGTGGCTTGTTACTCCAAGAGCCATGTGTGGATGCTATCTTAGCCATTCGTCAGTTGACACTGATGTTTGGTAAGATTCTGCTTCCTTGTAGTAATGCAAGGAATGCAGAAGCCATACGTAGCTATTTAGAGTGTGAGCAGGATGTCCGCCGCTCAGATGCGGAGCTCTCTGAGAGAGATCTTGAAGAGTTCCGACAAATGTCTGAGCTGCTGTTCGGCGAGATGTTTTCCCAAATTGACAGAGATGTCTTTGTTGGGGCTCTCGTTCCGAAGCATGGACCAGGATCAACCGCTGACCGCGTTCTGGGAAACCAGAAGTGGAATCAGCGGACCTGGACTAGGCGACTCCAAGACGTATTTCCGTCGCGGAGTTACATCATTCCCAACTGGCGTTTTATACGCACGTTGGATGATGTAGTCACCCTCGAACCCGGAGAAGAGGAACCTGTAAAGGTAACTCTTGTTCCTAAAACGCTCAAAACACCCCGTGTGATAGCTATGGAACCTACCTGTATGCAGTATATGCAGCAGGCAGTTTACCAGAACTTCACCTTGAACTTCGAGAGGGATAGACTCCTCACGAGGTTGATCGGGTTTGATAACCAGCTCCCTAATCAGGAGTTGGCTAAGCAAGGTTCGATTGATAACCGAACCGCGACGCTCGATTTGAGCGACGCTTCCGACCGTGTTTCGAATCAGCTCGTTCGGACGATGGTAGCTCGGTGGCCCAATTTAGCTAGGGCTATCGATGCAACCAGGTCCAGACGGGCTGTCGTAGGCGGCAAGGTTTATCGCCTTGCCAAATACGCGTCTATGGGTTCAGCACTTTGCTTCCCGATGGAAGCAATGGTCTTTACGACCATGATCTTCGTCGGGATTCAAAGATCGCTTAACACGTCACTTTCCCGCGAGGACGTAAAACGTCTTAGCGGATCGGTGCGTGTCTATGGGGATGATCTTATTGTCCCTGTAGACCATGTGCATACCGTCGTTCGAACGCTTGAGCTTTTTGGAGCTCGAGTTGGTTCGAGCAAGTCATTCTGGACTGGAAAGTTCAGAGAGTCTTGCGGAAAGGAGTACTACGATGGACACGACGTTAGCATTGTACGTGTCCGTCGCGTACTTCCAACACGACGGCAGGATGCTGAGGAGGTCCAGTCTCTCGTGTCATTACGGAACCAACTCTATATGAGTGGTTACTGGAAGACCGTGAGATATCTTGATGATAAAATCGAAGGGTTGATTAATTTCTTCCCAACGGTACATCGAGATTCCTCCTTGCTGGGCCGGGTGTCCTTCGTTGGTGATACCTTTGGGTATCGCTTTTCGAAGGTTCACCCGAGTCACCAAAGCCCCTTAGTCAGGGGCTTTGTTTTGGTGGCCAAACCCCCGATCGATAAGATCGAGGGGGCTGGTGCCCTTCTCAAGTGTATTCTCAAGCTGGACACCCCATCAGATGTAGCTGACCGTAACCGGCAGCTGCACTGGTTGGAGTCTGGTGCATCTATTAGTGGTCCCTTTGGGATCACTCATGATGCCACCCTGTGGGGTAGCTCCCCTCGGGTAGATGACAAACACTTGGAGCGTTCTGGACGCCCTCAACGCGTCGACATCAAGTTGAGGTGGAGCTCGCCTGTTTAAGGGTGAGACCAGGCCTTTTGGCCATGCGGGAGAGTCTAAGTACCTACCTGGAGACCGTTAATAGCGGCTCAGATAGGGACTCTTCATCTG